GCGATGCTCGCGAATCTTTGACCAGCGGCAACAACGGTACCCATCAACTGTAATAGTGTAGCGTCAGGTCCTTTGAATGGTAGTGGCATAAATGCATCTCTAAGATTTCCACCAGGTGCATCAACATCACGGAACTCACCCGGCTGCAACGGTTGAGCTTCGTCTCTGACCCTGATGCCTCGCATCTTGAATCCGGCCGGTAAGTTTGACAAGGTGCCGGCGTCTAAGAGTTGTCTTAGTGCGGCTGTGGCGGTTCTAGAAAGTCCGCCGATCATGTGGATTAGGCCGAACCCGTAAAATCCGAGTCCTGGTAGAAATTTAAAGTGAACAAAGTAATCTTGACGTTTTTTAGTCTGATCGCCTTCGTTCCAATTACGTTTGATAGATAAAACTTCGCCAGTGTCTTCTTTGACAGTGACAATATATGGAAACTTAATACCAGTTGATTCGTTAGTTTTAGGATCGATGTCCTCGTCGCCTGGTACTTCTAAATGCACGTGTGCTTCTAAGATAGCACAAATGTCATCAGCTCTAGTTTCAACGCCACTCATTTTATCTTTTGCGTCTTCAATATCATTTTTGTTGTAAGTGCCTTGATCGTCCATATCAGTATCTTTGAAGATACCTGCTAGTTGATGTTGACGAATGTCATTCACGGTCATTTTAATTTTGTGAATAATAGTTTCAGTATCATCTAGTGATGTTGCTGTGTATGGCACATATAAATCTTCAGCAGGTACAAACTTAGATACACTGCGTGATAGGATGGCATCATAGTAAACTTTTTTAAAGGTAGAACCTGATAGTGGTAAGTTAAATAACATCTGATCAAACTCAGGTTCGTATTCTTTCATATTTACCATTAACTGGTAATTCATAAACTCTTTGACTCTATGTGCTTGTGCAACTTTTTCTGATGACTCTAGTCCAATAATTTGTGTTCTTACTGGTCCATTTGATGGCATGAGTTCTTTATAAGCCAATGCTTGAAACTGTGTTACGGCTTCTGCTAATACTGGGTGGGTAGCACCCGATGCACCTTGAAACGGTTCTGATCTATCTTCGTATTTAAAACCAAGTAAGTCTAAACCTTTTTTATAAGTTTGTTCCCACTCGTCTCTTGATGAACCGCACTCATCATACAACTCTAAAATTTCTGATGCTATTTCGTTAAGATCACCGTCTTCTAAAAACTCTGCTAAATTTGCGTTATGCACTTCAGCACCCTGCATGGCACCTGCTTGTGGGTCAAAGTCAACCACAGCACCACCGTCTTCCATCATCTGAATATCAACATCAGTGTTAGGGTTTAAGTCTTGTGCCTCTAGTTCTACTTCTTCGGGTAGAATTTCGGTTGGCATTTTCTCATCGTTGTTTTTTTCTATAGCCATTATTTCTCCTTAAATAAACTCCCCATACCACCTTCGCGCATATATTTTTCTAAATCAGACTTCATCTTTTGTACATACGGAATTCTTTGTGCTCTGCTTCTCATAGGCATATCACGAATACCTTCTAATGTCGCTTTATTTATGCTAGCCGCGCCACCATCTTTAAAACCTTCTGAAATTATACCACCGTCTGCTTTTTTAGGTTTTCTTGGTTTACCAAATAAGAACGGTATAATCTTACTGCTAGACTCTCCTCTTAGTTCTTCCATAAAAGCGTCACTCTCATCTATCTCTGCTAATAGTTTTTTAACATCATCAGGCAATATATCACGATTTTTTATTTTAGGACCTATGTCGGCCATAAAGTTTTGAAAGTCACTGCCATCAATATTACGCATTCTCATACCTTTCATGGTTGCGCCAAGCATTAGCTGTTTTGATTTTGGTGATGCCATGTCATATTTTTTACCAGTGGCAATGTCTTCAAATAAGTTCAACAAGTCTTCTTCAGGCACCTGGCTTTGTCTCATGTCCATAATACCTGTAAGCTTGGTTCTAAAATTATTTAGTAAAGCATTCTCATTAGCTAAACCTAGTTTGGTTACGTTCTGTTTGTAAGTTTGTTTTTCACCAAAAGGTTTAAAACCTTTTCTAGCTGCAATAACTGCTTGCATAATACCTTTAGCTAAGCCTCCTGATAGCATACCGATTCTACCACCATCAGCGTTTAGTGTTCGCTTTGGATTCATTAAATCACTAAAAACTTTTAAAGCCTCTTCGATACCCTCTTCATCGGCAACACGATTAAATTCATCTAGCACTTTACTCATCTCTTCCATTTCAGATGTAGCAATTTTTAATTTAGTTAAACTATCGTCCAAAGATTTTTGTTCTGCTTTGAGCATTTTATCTAGCTCCTCTTGTAGTGGACTTAAATTTTTTCTTTCTAAATCGTAAAGTTTACGTGAACGTTTAAGTGCAGCTGCAGTTTCATAATCTACTTCAGGGTCACGTGGTGGACCAAACATTTCTGTTTTCTTAGGTTTCTTTTTTTTAAATAAAGAAGCTAGACCCTTTAATAGTTTTATCTTTGACATTAATAGTACGTCCTTTGTTGTTGTGGTAATGCTTCATCCTCATAGTCATCTGGATGTTCAACAAAGCCACCTTGTCTAAATCTCATTACGGCTTGAGTCATGCTGTCCACTAAGTCATCATGTTCACCTAGTGGGAATGCAGCGCACTCCTCAATTACCTCTTCAGCAAATTCGCGGTCCGGTGCCCAAATCATACCTGACTCGAACAGTGGTGCCACAGCATTCACTCTAGTATGTTTATCATTTCCACGGCTAGGTGTAAAGTTAATAACCGGTATACCTAATTTGCGCATTTCGTAGGTTAATGGTAGTCCTGACGCTTTACCCTCAATAATTACCGATTCTGGTTTCCAATAATCATACTGTTCTTTGGCCACTCTACGTAGCTCAGGGAACTCGTACCGATCTTTTATCATGTCAACTAGAATTAACATCGGAGCGCTGTCCTCGTCTTTTTGAAATACACCCCAGGTAGTAATAGCACTAAAGTCAGCAGTTTCTTTTTTCATAAATGCGGTGTCATAAGATTGGATGACATGCATCAATGGTGGTAATTCATCTTTGTCCCACACCTGCCACCATTCACGTTTAATAATACTGCCCTCTTCTGCAGTTGGGTTTTGCTGATACTGCGCATTCCATTTCTGGATACTTACCGAGGCTTTTACTGCCTCTAGCTCTTCACGTTTCCAATAGCCTGGCCAAGTTGGTTTACCTGATGGCAAGATTGCCGGAAACTCAATTACCTCCCACTGATCTGCTTTCGGTTCTTTTTGCGCTTTTTGTAATTTACCGGTCAGGTCAGCCACGTTCCAACGTGTCATCACCAAGATAATTCTACCACCAGGTTGTAAACGCTGTCGAGGACCCGAGGTGTACCATTCGTAGACTCGATCATAAGAAGCCATGTTCAGCGCATCTTGCTCCGAGTGCGGGTCATCAATGATTAATAAATCTGCACCACGACCGGTTATCGATCCGCCAACACCGGCAGCATAGTATTCACCGCCTTGTGCCGTTTCCCATTTACCTGCCGCTTGTGAGTCTTCACGTAGTCTAGTATTAAACACACGTTGATAATCTTCCATATCAATTAAAGTTTTTGCTTTACGACCAAACCGTACGGCAAGTTCTGCATTGTTGGTTGCTTGAATTATTTTTAGTTGTGGATTGTTACCAATCATCCACGCTGGTAGAAAGTTGGATGCAAACTCAGACTTCGTGTGCCGCGGTGCCATGTTAATGATAAGTCGTTTTAGTTCACCCTTGGCTACACGATTAAATTTTTCTGACATAATTTTGTGGTGTTCACCTTCTATGAAATCAGGCCACATGTATTTTACAAACGTTAAGAAGTCATCGCGGATCGCCTGATCTTTTTTCTTTTCATCGTGCAACAGCATTGCACGCAAGTATTCTTTCTTAGCGTCGGAAGGTAAATTGTTTATTTGTTCTGGCGTTAGCATTTGAAAAAAATTTCTAAAAAATTTTTGCACTTATGTTTTTAAAAGTGAAAATGAATTTAGCACGTATTTAAGTCTAAATCAAACATATACATGACGCATTGGGACCCCTCTATATACAAATCCGGGGGTACGGGGGGAGGTCGCAAGTCTACAAGCTGGGCTGTTTTGGGTCCTACTTACTTTGTAAGTGCGCAAGTGCGCAGGCGGGAAATTTTTTAGGTGGTAGAGTTGGTCTTACAGATATAACTACCATGCCACTCTACTCGTTAGTGTACTTGTGATTGTTGGTCTGTTTGTATCACAACTACATTATCGCTTTCGTATTGCATACGACTAGCAATCTTTTGTTCTCTTGTCATGGTCTTGTTCTTCATACCTTTAACCATGTCTGCGAGATTAACAGGGTTGTACATTGATAAGCCTGTACTATTAACTGTAATCAAATCACTTTCATCACATTGTACACCTAACTCATTCATCAACTCAACACCCTCATCAAGATAACGATAGGCTTTTAGTCCTGTCATCATAGCCTTGCGTTGTTCTTCGATAGTAGCTATCCAAGTTTCGTGTGCTGATATTAACTGTGCTTTCTTTTTCTTAAACATTTGAAACACAGAAAACTCATGTGGCTCACACGCAATAGTACGACTTCGACAATGGCTTGTACCAATAATGTCAAGATAGTATTGGCTATCGAACTCATTAGTTATGCCAATATTATTATCTCGACTTGAGTTATGTGAGTGATAATGAGAATAACCTAACTCGTTTCTACAAGCCTCAGTATGTTGCGACTTGTGTGGGTTTTCACTATTGTCTTTTTGTTGTGGGTGAATATCAGGATTTAACCCTTTTGCTTTTAACTCATCTCTAAAATAAGCAAAGGCAAATTTCTCACCACTATCACCATAACTACTATTATCTGTGCTACCAAATAATCCGAAGTCTATGTGTTCACTTAACTCTCGGTTATTACCTTGATGATAAGAACTATGTTCTTCGGTGTCCATACCT